TGATCATATAGTCATATTTTAAAAAATTTAAAATATTTAGCTCATTAAATTAATTTTTTAAGCGACTCGTCTAATATAAGTCTTATGTAGATACTTTAGTCTTTTTTCAAGAAAGTATGATCATGATCATGATCATAGTAGTCTTTATAACAAAGTCTATCTTGTTATTATTATGGTAATTATCAACCCGCATATCAAAAAACAATTACAGGATTTAAAAAAAATACCTTACAACTCAATAAAAAGTGCATCAGCAGTAATTGTAGATATGCCAATAGGTCAGATGAAATCACATGATTTGGGTAGAGCATTATATGTTGTAACAAATGCCTTTACTGAACTTACACATAAACAGCAGGTCATAGTTAAAGTAATTAAGCAATCTCAAGAAGATATAAAAAAAGCCATTGAAAATAAAGACTTTACTAAAGAAGAATTAATTGATGAGATTAGGAAGATTGCTCTCGATCCTGCTGATGAAACACATTCTTCAGATTCCGATTCTTCTCAGGAAAAGGAATAGCAACACCCTTCCTTGCAATATAATAAGTTCCTTTTCTATTTCGTTTTCCATGATATGCACCAATGGCATAATTGTAATCAATGTCAAATTGTTCAACAATTACTTTAGGTTCATCATCTGATATGGTGTAAACTGTAGCAGTTGCCATAGAGTTAAATAGTGTTTGTGATATTAAAGAATTGTGGACATAACTAAACTGAAAGGTATTGGAGATGGAACAGCAAAAAAATTTGAAAAGAATGGAATTACTACAGTAGAGCAATTATTTGTTATTCCCCCACCCAAAGTTGCAGAAATGTTAGGCATAGATAATACTTCTGCTATGGAATTATTTAAAAAGGCAAGAGAAAAATATGACGATTCACCCGTATTTCAATCAGGTCTAGATGCTAAAAAAGAAGATGAGATTTTGGAAAAAGTTTCAACTGGCACAAAAGCATTAGACAAATTATTTACAGGTGGAATAGAATGTGGTGCTACAACTGAAATTTATGGGGAGTTTGGTTGTGGCAAAACACAATTCTGTCACACTATGGCAGTAAGGGTTCAACTACCAAAAGACAAAGGCGGTCTTGAGGGAAAATGTGTTTGGATAGATTCAGAGGGAACATTTGAGCCAACAAGAATAGAAAGTATTGCAAAATCTTTAGAGTTAGATGAAAGTGAAACACTTGAAAATATAATTAGAGCAAAGGCATATAATTCAGCAGATCAATATTTAATTTTACAAGAACTTGAGAAACTATTAGTTGAAGATAAGGAAATAAAACTCATTGTGATTGATAGTGCAACAGGATTGTTTAGACAGGACTTTAGCGGCAGAGCCATGCTATCTGAAAGACAAAAATATATGGATGAGTTTTTGACTATGGCTTCCAACATGGCTAATTTTCATAATATAGCAATTATATGGACTAATCAGGTAATGATTAATCCCGGAGTTTTCTATGGAGATCCTGTAACAGCAATCGGGGGAACAGTTCTTGCACACAAGTCAACATACAGGGTATATTTCAAAAAGTCAGGTGCATACAGAATGGGTAAAATGGTAGACAGTCCTAAGCACGGTCAAATTGAAGTAATGTTTGGTCTAAGTGAGGCAGGAGTAGTTGATCAAGAGGTTGCAGAAGAATTAGAGAAGAAAAGAAAGGCAGATAAGGCAAAAGCAAAGAAAGCAGAAAAAGAAGAAACTGTTATATAAGGTATTCTAAAGAATATATACAATGAAATGTGAAGCTTGTAAAAAAGGTGACCTAATACATACAGATTTTGTCTATGAAGGGGAAGATTTGTTGGTTTGTAGTAACGAAGATTGTGAAGAAGAATACGTTTAAAATCTTTAAATACTTTGGCACACTTTGGTAGAATATGGGGTTATTTGACAAGATTAGGGATAATATAGATCCTAGAAACTACCGTGTGGTAGAAAAAGACGACTATAATCGTGTTACCCAAGACCATTATGATATGAGAAAAGCCATAAATGACGAGTATTTACACTCAAATTCTAGGGCTAGTACACCATATCCGTTTCTAGATACACCAGATGGCAGTAAAATTCCAATGTGGCGTATGTCACCAAACAGAATGTATGAATTAGCAGATTATGTAGGGGATTTAAGAGCAGTTATTGAAACTATACAAAGAGAAATGTTTAGGAACGGTTTGCAAGTATTACCACGATTTGAACACAAATGTCTTGTTTGTTTGAAGGAATACGAGCAAAAACCACTAAAAGACTATGTTCCAATTAGTGATTTAGGAAACAAAGGTAAAAAAGAAAAACTACAATGTAGTGCTTGTGGTAATGACAATCCTCGTAAATGGTCAAAACCAGATCCAAAAAATAGACAGGTATTACAAACACTTTTAGATAAAAGAGTAAATAACAACCAGCAATCTCTTAAACTTGTTGCAAGACAGGCAGAAAGAGATTTAGATATTATAGATGGTTGCTATGTTTTAGTGTCAAGACAATGGAAATTAAAGACATTTGCCAATCCTGATCCTGAAACAGGTGCAACAAAACAGGCACTTTCCAGCATACATGAGAGTAAAATAGATGAAATTATTAGAATACACCCTATCCAATGCAGTATAATTGCAAGTGATGAAGCAACTTTGGGAGTAGGTGCAGATGGAAAACCACGATATATATGCCCACAATATGAGCATAGAGATTCCATATTAGAAACACCTGTATGTCCTAAATGTGGTTGTGAATGTTTTAACGCATTTTTAGAAACCAATAGTGTTCCTTACGGTGTTCCACTTAGTAGTCCTAAAAAGATGTATTATGCACAAAGAGAAATAGTTTGGATTCCGGGAAAATATTATCCTGATGTATTGTATGGTAATTCACCAATTCAATCAGTATGGAAAAAAGTTCTATCCCTTATGTTCCAAGATGAATATATGTGGAAATACTTTGACAAGGATAGACCACCAAAATCNTTNCTTGTAATGGGAAGTAGAAATGCNGAATCAGTACAATCATTCATGGAAAAACAACGTCAAGGTGCAAGACAAGATCCATATATGCCTAGACCAATTCTTCTTAATACGGAAAACGTAGGTCAGTCACTTCAATATATCGACCTTACTCCAAACTTTAAAGAATTAGAATTAAGTGATCTTAGAAAAGAATTAAGACAGATTATTTCAACTGTATATGGTGTTCAACCTTTGTTCTATGGTGAACAGGCTAAAGCAGGTTTAGGAAACGAGGCACTTCAGGTAACACTTACAAACAGAACTATCAAATGGTTCCAAAGATTCTTGAATGAAAATTTCTTTAATGAGATTACTGACATAATGGAAATATATGATTGGAAAATTGAACTAGTAACAAGTGAAGAAATTGATGAACTCAGAGAAGAACAAGTAAGAGGACAGAAGATTGACAATACCGTTAAACTATATGGAATGGGCTTTGATGTAGCATTTGACGGTGAGAACAATATACTCATATCACAATTCCCAAATCCTGAAAAACAACAGGCTATGATGGGTGGCGGGGTAGGTCAAAATGAGGGAGAAGGAAACAATGATAAAACTAAATCCTCTGCACCAAAAAAAGAAGGAGAAGCACAGAATTTTGACGGTGAACCAAAGATTGCAAGACCAAGTGATGAAGGCGGTACTGGCGATGGAAGCCCTGCAAGTGGAACGGGAACAACATTGAGTAACAAAGGTATGACTAAAAAACAATGGGATAAGTTTCTAAAAACTTTAGAAGAATGAACGAAGATACTGAACTAGCAAAAAATATTATATCATATATGGCTAATATGCCTCATTTAACTGCTTATGACATAGTAAAACATTTTGAATCTCTTGGAGTGTCGCCTGAGAAAGTCTTATATATATTAAAAGAGTTAGATAATTGAAATGGGAGATTCAGATAAAAGATTTGGATGGACAGAAGACGGTTTAGATGCAAAAGATAGAATACAAAAAAATGATTTAAAAGAACGTGCAGGTAAGGAAAACCAACACACACGAAACCTAAGAGAAAGAGTTCAAGAAGATGAACACACTAGAATTAACAATTATAGTGAGGGTTATTGTTACGGTTGCAGTAAGGTAGACAAAGTTATATCAACTCTGATATATATGTGCGGGGAATGTATGGAAAAACGTGGAACAGAGGGATTGATGTGTTTGCTTACAAAAAAACACAATTATGAACTATGTGACATACACGCAGGATGGGAATTTGATGATGTATGGCAAATCAACTGTTCAATGTGTGACTCTTGTATGCGTAGATTACATAAAGTTCACAATGCTTATAGAGCAAAAGGGGGTAGAAAAAATGCTCCTGATGAAATTATGAAAAGAAAATACTATGCAAGAAATCCCGGAGAAGAATTTGGTACAGGAATAAGTAGAGATCAAACAAGAGATCAATCATTCAGATTGGGATAATTCTTTTTCTTTTTGGTCTATTTGTAACTCTAAATCTGCAATTTTACTTAGTTGTTCAGCAGTTGATGGCTCATCAAAATCTTCTTCCCAATGAAATTTAATCTTTTGNGTGTTGTAATCTATGATCAAATGTATTGAGTTATTTCCAAAATCATAATACCATTCTCCCATTATTGTCATTTTTTTTGCAGGTAACGCTGTTCCATAATAGATACATTTTTTGGCAAATGTTGGTTTAGTCCACGGTAATATTGACTTTCTTACCTCAACTCTTTTCTCTTTTGGGTTGTAAAAAAAGTTAGTTCTAGACACATGGACAGGCTCTTTTTTAAATCTAGTAGCATTTGTAGTGCCTACTCCCGGATGTATATGCACATATCGCTTCTGTAAATTAACATTGTCTTGCATATATTGCATATCAGTATAGAACCAAAATGAACGATTTTCGGGTATATCTATTGATTTAACCTCTAATCTACTATTAATTGAGCCTGAAAATGGATTTCTTTTATTAAATGTATATACGTTATCGTAGACGTAAAAGTCCATAACTTAGTCTTAATCAACACCTTTATATAATCGTTTCTTTGCCCTTTTATTATGTCAATCATAAAAAGACAAGATATTGCAATATCAGTAGTTGCACTTTCATTGTTCTCAGCAATACTATTTGTTGGCTGGGGAGCAGTAAAAGGGCTATTATTTGATTCCACCGTGCAAATGTCATCAGAACAATATGGAGCAATCTTTACCTTTGTATTTGGTATTTTGATTGGTTCAGCACTTACATACCTAGGTATTCGTGCAGGACAAAACGGTTCTACGACCATCTCACAGTCATAGAACAACCCAATTTTTATATACTATAACTCTTTTTTTATATACATGACAGAATATGTTGAATTTTCTGATTTTGTAACAAAAGGCTTAACTGTTGATACAGCGGATCAACGCAGAATATTCAAAGGTCATATAACTGCTGAAATCATAGATAGGCAACAAGAGTTCATTTTTGTCAAAGAAGTTATGAAAATTATGGAAGCATTTATGGAAGTAAATCCAGTTATATCAGATTATCACAGCAATAGAATGGTCGGCAAGGTATTGAGTTATGAACAATCAGAATACAAAGGCGTTGCAACCGTGTTAATTACAGGCGAAGTTTATAAAAAAGACGGTATTACATTGTATGACAAAATTTGGGATAAGGTTGTAAAAGGAGAATATTCAGGACTATCTATGGGCGGTGCAAGTAAAGAAAGAGAGCCAATTCAAAAAGATGGCAAAATGGCATTGGAATTAAGAAAGTTAGAGTTATATGAAATTGCATTATGTGACACACCAGCAAACCCATTTGCAGTAGTAGAATCTGTAAACAAGTTTGCTAAAGCAAATGGAATAGAAAGAATGGTAAAAGATTTCAACGGTAGAGAACAGATAAGATGTACTAGTTTAGGTTGTAAATTTGAAAAATTTGACGTAGAACAATTCATTGATAAGTCAAATGGGGAAGATATTAACGTTGATGTAGATGTTGATAATACCCAAACCAATTCAGATACTAAATCTGAAAAAGAAAATGGAATGGAACAATTTGACAAACCAGAAGAAGTGGGAAAATTAAACAACCAAAGTTTAGTTAATAGAGCTGCTGAAACAAGAGCAGATAACGTAGGGGAAGCTACAGGAAGTCCAAAAGAAACAACTGATTTAATTAACAGTATTCCAAAAATACCTGCTCATGTTAAAAAAGATCACATACCAAGTACACCAAAAGATGATGATTATTTGGAAGAAGCACAAAACAA